TGGTTTCGGTCCTGGTGGTGCTGGTCCTGGTGGTTTCGGTCCTGGTGGTTTCGGTCCTGGTGGTGCTGGTCCTGGTGGTTTCGGTCCTGGTGGTGATGGTCCTGGTGGTTTCGGTCCTGGTGGTTTCGGTGGGGGTAGTGATCCAGGAACACTCGGTATCACACTATTCCTATCATAATCTAATCTTACATTCCTTTCAGGACCATCAACCCATACTTTTCTGGGACTATATTGTATTTTTGAATCATATGATTCTTCTTTATAATCATAAATTATATCTTTTTCTCTTTTTAATTTATAATCATCTTTTATTTTTGTATTTATAGTTTCTCCTTCATCTAATTCATCTGTAAATAAATTTATTAAATAATCTAATGAACTTATTGTATTATATTCTTTTTTAACTGCATCATCTTTATAAAAACCATATACATATTTTTTAAATACATTAGATTCTATTTCATATAAGTTTGGTATATAATCTCCATATTCCATACCAAAATTTGTATATCCTTCTTTTATATTACTATTTAAATATAATAAATATGATATTGTTAAAAACAATATTAAATATGAATATTTTATATCATTCTTTAAATAATATATCATAATTATATTTAATAATACAAATTTCAATAAATTATACATATATATTATACTACATATTTTTATCTCTTATTCTCTGTAAAATTAACTTCATTTTTTCATTTTCATCTGATTTAATTTTTAATGATTTAGCCATTTTATCTATTATATCTTGTTGTGTTTTTATAATCGATTTTAATTCTGATACTTCTTCATTATCTTTTTCTTTATTAAAATCTTTATCAACAAAAAATCTTGTTTTATATATAATATCACCCGATTTGTTTTTTAAATTTATCGGAACTGCCCAATTATTACTATTTTTTGATAAAACAATTTTATCATTTAATAATCTTTCATATTTTCCACCTAAATAAAATACTTCTTCATTATCTTTTATAGTTATATATTTTATATTAACTTCTTTTTCAAAAGGATATGGTAGTTCAATTTCTACACAACCTTTTAAATGTTTTTTTATTTCTGATATATCTTTTATCATATATATTATATATTAAAAATTATTTGTTAAATATATATACATGAATACAGAACCATTAAAACCTATATTAGATTTTACAAATAATAAACAAGATTCAATTGTATTTTTTTTGAATGATAATGTTAAATCTCAATTAAATAATTATTATTTATATGATAAGCAAAACAAAGATATATTTGTAAATCAAAATATCATTTGTGTTAAAAAAAATAACTTACAAATAGAAGTAAAGGGAAAAATTATTGCTATTAATAACAATACTGTATGTATTAGAATTAATAATATATATAACAGATATGTTAATATCTCACAATATTACACATTTCTTAAAAATTCTAAATCAAAATCAAATGATCGTGATTTTTTTGAAAATCTTTTGCATAAACTTGGATAAAAAAAGTATTTATATTTTTTACCACCGACCTACAATTACTAGTTCTCATATCTGAGCGGATTTTGTTAATATCCTAATTATATTATATTTATATTTTTAAATAATTTATGAAAAATATAAAGGGAATTTATTCAAAATTCTATTTCTACACAAAAAACACTTATTATTATTATTCATACATATTTTTTCATAACATTTATCACAACAAGTATGACCACATGGATTTAAATATACACTAACTGTATCTGTTAAACACAATGGACATGTATTACTAATATTTAAACAGTTTATTTTTTTTATTAAATTTAAATATTTATTTATTCTTATCTTACTTTCTATGTATTTATTTTTAGCTATAATTATTTTATCTTTATTTTCTATTTTTTTAGATAATTCTTTTAAATTAGATATAATTGTTTCATTTAATTGATCTTTACAATCTTTTTCACCTAATTCTACCATAAATTTTGTTATTAAATCTAACTTTTTTAAATCTTGATTATATTCATTTATAGCATCATTAAAATCTTTTTCACATAAATTAAATTTTTCTTGTTCATTTATATATTCTTTTTTAAAATTATCAATCATATTTGATAATTCATCTAGTTCATCATTTGTATCTGATGCATTTATATCAGTTAAATCAATATTATTCATAATATTTGAAATTCCATTCCTTATTTTATTAATATCATTTATTTCTGGTGAAAAATCTCCACACATCGCCATAGTTTGATCCACATTATCTATTATATATTCATATGAATTATTTCCAAAAGCTTCTCCCAGTGAAGTTGTATTTATATAATTATATTCCATTTATATTATCATTACATTTATTTATTAATATATTAACATATATCCTCAATATCCATAACTTTACATCTTACCTTTGAATTATATTTTTTATCTTTTAATTTTTTTATATCTTCTAAATAAAATTTTATATATTCTTTTGATATTAATCCAATATTATATATACAATTCAATATTTTATATATATCATCATTATCTTTATTAAATATATCTTTTATGATATTATTTAGTATATCATGTATTTTATCACTAATTATATTATATTTATCTAAATATGTCATTAACATTAAATATCCTATTTTATTATCATTTTTTTTATTTTCATTACATAAATTATCATATATATTATCTGATGATTCTACTTTATCTTCAAAAATAAATTTATAATATTTTGATAATATAACATTTAAATTTCGCGTTATATTATTATGTTTATTTATTTCATTAATTATTCTGATATAAATATAAATATATGTATTATGAATAATACATTTTTCTAATATATTTTCTATCACTAAATTTAATAAATGTTCATTTTTATTTATATCATCTGTGATTAATTTTAATATTTGATCTATATTTGCTTCTGTACATTTATTAATATTTGAATTAATATTTTTTATTGTTAATGTATCATTATTTTTATTTATATTTTTTTTAGATTTTTTTATATTTAATCTAAAATAATTCCGATTTGTTTCAATATCATCAAAAAAATGTCGTAATTTATCTACATCTATTAATTTTTTATATTCATTATAATCTTTTATAAATTGTTCATTTGATACTATATTTTTTACATCACTTTCTGTTAAAGACACCATTATATATATATTATATTATTCTTTTAATATTTAAATATATATCACAAATTATTTAAAGATGAATATTATAAATTATAATCCTAAAAATTATTTTAATATATTAAATGCTAATAAATTTCTTGAATTTATTAAAAATAAAGATAATCTTATATTCAGAAATATATGCGGAGATATCCAAAGAAATATAGATATTAATCATCTAAATGAATTAATTGATTATCAAAAGAATTATTATTCTAAATTTAATACTTTTTCATTTCCTAATCAAATTATATTATGTAAATTAAATAATAAATATGCTATCCTTGATGGTCAACATAGAATGCAATGTATAGATACTATTTATAATGAATACAACACTGATTTTAATATAGTTCTTAGTATTATTGAAATAGATAATATTTCTGAATATAATGAATTATTTATTTCTATTAATAAAAATAAACCTCTTATATTATTCAACAATATTGAAGATTGGATTACAATTGGTAAATATATTGAACAATTTTTTATAAATAATTTTAGTGTTTATAATAAAATATCTGAAAAACCACATATCCCACATATTAATTTTAATAATATGTTAAAATATATTAATGATAATAATATAATTGAAAAATCAAATATAAAAGATAAAGATTTGATTATAAAAGAAATTACTGAACTTAATAATTATTATAGCGGTATTAATGGAACATCTAATATTAAAAAATATATTGATAATTATGATAAACTTTATTATAAATGTAAAGAAAAACAACCTAATAATCCTTTATATTTAAGTATTTATCAAAATTTTGAATGGATTGATAGAGTTTTTTATAAATTAAAAACAAATAAATCATATCATGAAATGGAACATATATCTGTTAAAAATAATAGAGTTAGAATTAAAAAACCTCTCAGGAAAAAGGTATGGTATCAATATAATAATAATAATTTAAATGGTGTATGTTACGTATGTGACAGAAATACTGATTATGATTCATTTGAGTGTGGTCATATCATATCTGTATTTTATGGCGGAAAGACTGATTTTTCTAATCTTAAACCAATATGTTCCTCTTGTAATAAAGATATGGGTATAACTAATCTTGAAGAATATAAATCATCTTTAATGACTGAATTACTTTAATCTTTTTTTACAAATTTGATTATGCTTTTAAGAACAAATTATAAAACTAAATAAGAATAATCATGGACTTTCATCAATCTGCAACCGAGCTTTTCGCACAGAGAATCCTTGAACACGTATGCAATTCATTCGATGGAAAGACTATCAATACAGATCAGTGTAATATTGAGCTTATGTTGAAGTCTATTCCTGAAAATATCAATGATAACATCCTACAAGACTCTATTCCTAAGAGTCCTAAGCAAGTTGTTAATAAAGTCCCCATATCAGAGGACCCAGATCCTCTATTCAAAGACAATATCAAGACTAAGAAAGTCAAGAAAGGAGAGACTGTTAACAAATCACCAGAAGGTGAACCCGAACCAGTAGAACCCAAACCCAAGAAAAAGCGACCTGAAAATGCATATTTCCGATTTAAGAGAGATCCTTCTAATGCCCAAGCTATCACTGATTACATCGCTGAAAACGATATTACAGATAAGAGAAAGGCGCAGAAGGGTGTATGGGACACTCTTTCACAAGAAGAAAAAGATGTATGGAAGATGAAGGCTATTGAAGAATTTAACGCTCTATCAGATTAATTACACATTTAAACTCTTTAATAAATCATAATGTTTTTTTATTACTTCGCGATTTTCATATGGTCTTACATGTTCATTTAATTCATAAAATGGATCTTTTGATAATGTTTGTCCTTTATGTGCCACACAAACCATTAATTCATCAATAGGAATATTTTCTACATTTTTATCATTAAAATCTATAAGACCTACTCCTTCTCCTTGTGAATTCTTTTTAAATCCATTCATAGAATTAAAATATTTTTTTGTGAAACACATAGTTGCTTCATGAATTTGTCTTTTAGCATGACATCTTATAATAGTTAATCTTTCATCAGGTTTGTCTTTAAAAAAGAAAATCATTTGATTAGATCCCACACATTGTTTTTTATTATTTATCATAGTATCAATAGATTTCTGCACATATGTTGGTTGATAAATATCATCATCATCCATCATAATACACGTTTTATATGTACTATTTTTTACTAATTTATTTCGTTTTGTTCCTATTTCTTGTTTTACTCTTTCATATACATATTTAAATTTAATAGGGGATATCGATTTTTTTATATGTTCAAGTTGTTCTTTTGTATATGGTTTCTTGCTATCATCTAGCAAAAACCATTCTAACTTTTCTAATGGATATGTTTGATTCTTTAAATTAAATATACACATTTCTATAAAATTTTTCCTTTCATATGTGGGAGTTAAAACCGAAACATTTGGATATTCCATTTATATTTTTATATACAAATTATATTTTTAAATATAACATATTATATAATGAAAATATTTATATATTTATTTATTATTATTGCAATATATTTTTACATTGTAACTAACAATATTTATATTATTTCTAGAAATCAACATATATATTTTTGGTTAACTATAATATTTATATTATTTATTTGTTATTTAATGAAATATCAAAAATATCATTTATATAAATTTTTACAAAATATGAATGATGTTCACAACAAACCTTATTATAATAAAAAAAAATAAAATTAATGAAATAATAATTAATATATATCTTTTAAAACTTCTATGCTATAAAAGAATATACAATTTGCAGGGATTAATTTAATATATTGTGGTATTAATCCTGCATAAAATGCCCTGAATCCATTTTGTTTATACATATGTCGCAAACAATAACATGTATTAACATATGTGGGATTACCTAATTCACCACTCAATTGCATTCGTCTTTTTATTATTTCAAAAGGATAACTGCAAGATATTGATGTAAATCCTGCGACTGATCCAAATAAAAGTAAATTTAGATGAGTATTCTCATAATTGTTCTTTAAATACTCATAGGTCAAAAAATTTGTTCCTTGATATGGAACCATGCCGATTGTATATAAAACATTTCCCTTATAAAAACCTTTTATCCCACCTTTAATATAAGATTTTTTTATACAATCTATATAACTATTATACATATTATTATTTGATTGTGCTGTAATTTTTGTCCTTACAGTTTCTAACGGATATACAACACATGACGCAGTTATACCTGAAATACTTCCTGCTATAAAATAATTTAAATTCTTATTTATATTATATTTTTCTAAATGTTTTTTACTATAATCAAATACACTATATCTTATAGCTGATTCTGGTACTACACGAATACAATTTATTCCATTACCATTAAATAAAGATAAATAACCTTCTCTTTTAATTAATTTTGGTATATAATTATAATATGAAACATTAATATTACTTTTATTTTGATATAAAACTTTTAATCTTTCTAATGGAGCAGTTACAGTCCGTGATACCATTCCACCGCATCCGGCATATACGAGATTTTTAATGTGATCATCCATTTATTTATATAAACAAATATTTTTAAATAATTCATTTAGAATATTTCACAAAGAATAAATTTGATTTCAAAATGAACAAATATTTATAAACCATCAATTTGTGTAATATGGAAGTCATTACTATTGAGGATATCCCATACCACACTTTCGTCGAATACATTGCGATTCATCTGGATATGCGCGACTTCGGTGCCCTGTCCATGATGTCTAAATTTCTACGTGACACCTTTATGTCCAATGATGTCTGGAAGCGGTTGTATGTCCAGACCAACCGTGACAAGTTCAAGATCACAGACAAATCTGTCCATGTAGGATCAGGTATAGCTCATCATAAGTCCCGTACACCCGCACCGGAGACTCCTCTTCTACACCGAGATATTTGGTACGCAAAGTGGGCTTCTCCATATCCGTATTACAACAGCTTGTATGCCTGTGGGTGTGTTCCTAGATCCGCCACCGCATACATTGTTCATACCACATGTCACCGTATCCAGGAAAAACCTGATATCGCTGCATACTGGCATCCGACCTACGATTCGGTCGCCATGGCACCTGCGGCCCAAGAGATCTTTCATTCAGTCATCCGCGGCTACAACAAAGATCATCAGCATCAAACACATACCCACGTGTGTACCAATCTTGATCACTATCTGTTAGATACACTGGATGCACCGACGTCAGTCCGCAACTTCAAGAATTTCCGCAAGCAGACTCTCAGCAAGTTTCTTACCCAGACAAAACATGACCAATCCGCCAAGGCAGCAGCCGCCCGTTCCAATCGCAAGATGAAGCAGCTTGAAAAGCACCGGGATTATATCCGACAACTAGAAAGAGAAATCGACTCTGATCTAGCAATCACTAGACAAAACCGAAAGCTCAGTGAATCTCTATGCGTTTCTCTTGGTAAATAATTCACATAATACAAAATACATAGACAAAAACAATACATATTTTTTTCATAATAAATTTGTGAGTGGGAACTTTTTTTCCATACATCTTCCCATATATATATATTATTTTTTACTATTTATGTGTTTATATTTTTCTATAATAATTCCCCATATATTATTTTTATAAAAGAATAAATTTGATTTTGAGATTATTTATTTATTCATAATCAAGTATTTCGAAAGCCTTAAAACTTTCATACGCTTATAACCTTCAAAACCAACCCAAAACCGACCTACAACCGACCTTACTGAGTATGGCTACCACCAACGCACCGCTTCTCACCACCCCGGTCATGGAAAAGATCGAAACTTTCGTTGAGAACATCCCATCTGATGTCTTGGC